CATAGTTTCAGCTTGGAACTTAACCAGCGCTTCTGTCATCAAGGGGTGGTACACATTGCATGCGCCGGGCCACGGTTCTGTTCTGTCTTCTACTTTTAAACCTAGTAACTCTAAACCATCTACATACGTAGTTAACCAATCTTTTCTTGAATTAATATCAGCATCAAACTCACCAAGTAAATCACCTGACAACTCAGTCAACTGACCTTCATTCATATCGTCTGCTAAGTTTGCATTGAATTCATCACCAGCAACATCTTTACCAGGCACAATAGTAATTTCCATACTACCATCATCAAGCGTTACACTTTCTGGGTTTTCAATCTCAATAGAAAGATCTGGTTGGCCCATCGCTAATTCTTCTAGGCCTTGAGGTGCTTGACTTATACTTTTATCTACGTTAATTGCCATATGTTATCCTTAAATTGCATATAATCTGTTTCGAGAACTTCTAAATCCTGGTATATCATCTTCTTCATCACTAGGTAACCTAATAAATCCACCTTGTCTAAATCTTATTAATGCTAACGTTGTACTATCTACAAGGTCATCATTAGCACCACTTGGAAAATCATTACATTCTTCTATGACTTCTTTAGCCCATCGTCTATCAGGTGCCCATACTATGCCACTTCTAAATAAATCAGACACTGCATTGACCCGACTAATCTTATCTTGCCCTTTACCTGGTGTGAATTCACCTACAGGAATGCCCATACGTCTAAATTCTTGATATAAGGCTGCACCATTAGATTTCTTTTCAACGAGAAATGCATCAGGTTCCCACTCTTTATACTCTTGTATACATATTTCTTTGAGTTCAGGAAACTCTAATCGTTTCTTAATTGAATTTAACAGTATTATATTATAGTTATTGGTTTCTTCGTTAAAAAAGACGCCCCAAGTGGTGAGCGCATTGTAGTCCGCTCTATTATTCGCCTCCTGGGCAGCATCTAAACTCATAATTGTAAATTCACAATCAGGTGGATCATTACTTTCCCATATATTCCACCATTCTCTTTTAATTAGCGCACCTTCTTCTGATACTGGATTTTGTAAGTACTGTGAGTTCCAATATCTTACATCTAACGCTGCTTTCTTACTTAATAATTCTTCTAAACTCCAAAACTCAGGCCATAAAGGCTTTTCATTTCCTTCTTTATCTTCAACTATAGCTGGAAACTCTACCACTTCCCATTGATCTACTTCGTCATTCTTAACCATCTGGTTCACAATCTGACCTGTCAGATCAAGTTTACTCCACCGAGTCATCACTACAATAATCGCACCGCCCGGCATAAGACGTTGTAATGGGCCAGACTGAAACCACTCCCAAGCAGGCAAAAAAACATCCGCTCTACCCAACTTGGCGTCTTGCTCGGAATGTGGATCATCAATGATAAACAAATCAGCCCCGCGACCAGCGAGGGCACCACCAACACCAATTGCGAAATATTCCCCATTAAAGTTTGTCCCCCATCGTGATGCCGATTTACTATCAGCTTGTAATTCTACCGCCGGAAATATGTCTTTATACGCATCACTACCCACCAAATTACGTACACGACGGCCAAACCCAACTGCCAAATCAGCTGTGTGAGATGCCATAATAACTTTTTTGTGTGGAAACTTACCCAAGAACCACGCTGGCGCAAGGTAGGATATAAGTTCCGACTTACCGTGCCGAGGAGCAATGTTAACAATAACTCTTTTTTTCTTTCCTGCAGCGATGTCTTCAAATATCTTAGCCAATCTAGCATGATGCGCTCCTACCATATACCCTGGATAAACGTGTTGTATAAATTCTAAAAAACTTGTACTACCTACGTCTTGTACTATCCTACCACTCGTAGCCTCCACCAGCATGTCGACTAGTTCGGCCTCTTCTTTTTCTAATAGCTGTTTGTGAGCCGCTAGAAAATTAATAAATGATAGTATTCTTTTTTCTTGTTCTTTCTTAATCTCTTCAGGTGTTAACTTTTTATTTACATTACTCACCATTATTTACAATCTCACCTTCAACGTTTTTTTCTTCTAGTCGTTTTTGGAGTTTAGTTACAAGTGTCTTTAATCTATCTTCTATATCATCCATTGACATATTCTTATGCACCACTTCAGTATGTTTTTTAAATGCATCGACCCCATCTACCTCGCCAATTGCCCGTAGTGCTGTAATACGTTCTTTAGATTTGTCTGACATCGTCGCTTCCTTAATAAGTCCGTTGATTACAAACGTCTTTAGATCCTTTAAGTCATCTACTACTTGTGCATCTAACTCTGCCACCATGCCAGCTAGGCTTGCTAATGTACCATTTTTGTATTTTTTAATCTGTAATTTGGTCTGAGGTTCTTTAATCATAGTCTTTATCACCGTTTTGGCTTCATCTATATCCTCTTGCGTAGCTTCAATTTGCTGTCCGGTTAAGTCTGAGATAAGTTTTACTGTATTAGCCAGCATTTCTATCTCTTCTTGGTTAGATAAATCAGGTAAGGCTTCTCTAACATTCTTAGGAATAGGTATATTTTCTTCAATATGGGGGTATATAACAACGGCGTCGTCGTCAAATTGGGTAATTTCTTGATCTTCTTCAGTATTTCTAGTTTGCATGGGTTGCTGTGTCACCTATGATATTAATTTTGCAGCTAATTCGACTATTTTATACTACTTTGGGTTTAAGTCGCAACTTATTTAGTATAATAACCATATGAAAACCACGTTAACTAAGAAGAATCTAGAAATTCTATACAACATGGCGTGCCTAATGGCTCCTTTCAATACCCTTCCTATGCCTAAGTCTTCTAAAGTTAAGTTCCGTGTTATTAAAAACCCTAATATATATGGTTGCTTTGATGAAGTTGATATGGCTATCGAAATAAGTTCTGGTTCTTGTGGGCACTTCATTACTATTTTCCAAACCCTTCTTCATGAAATGGTTCACTTAGCTCTTTACGTTCGAGGCGATGATGACTTCGATCAGCACGGGGTTAAATTTCTTCGTATTAAAGACGTTTACTCCGAGTTATACAACTTCGACCCTAAAGCTATTTAGTTTTCATTCATTGTTAGGACTTTGTGGTTTTGAGTGAAAACCTTTTTGTGTAGCATATTACACATTTTTTTGTAGAAATTTTTTTGTTTGTCAAGTTTATAAAGCAAGGGGGTGGGTTTCGTAAATTGAGTAGTTATTTGTGCAAATCTTAGAGAGATACACGACGCATGGGACCCAAAGCGTTTTGGGGTGGTGGGGTATAGGTGGGGTCATAACTTTACATATGTTTCAACCTGTGAGATAAAGTATTCAACCAAGCAACTTATGTTTGGTATTAACTAGGAGAATAGTATGAATGGATATATTGGTTTATACAGTGGTACTAAGGTAGAAGTATATGCAGACAGTATATGGGAAGCTAAACAGAAAGCAATACAGCTACTCAATGTACCTAAGAAGAAAGAAGGATTGTTAAGTATTATGTTAGCAGAAGTAAATGGTACGCAGTATGTTCATAACACATCGTCAATATAAAGGAGAACAGTATGTATACAACACAACTAGATTTATTCCCTGCAACACTTGGACAAGCAAGACGTAACAAGCTCGTTGACTTCCTAGGTTTAATGGAGGATGACTTATGGAACAACTCAGATGTAACAGAGCCGTCGTTTGATATAGCTTATGAAATCATTAATGAGATAAGAAGGAGAATGTTAGAAGGTAAGATAGTAGAAGTATTATAACCACGAGGGGGAGCCTAGCTCCCCTTTCTTTTTCGCCTAGCGAATTGATACCAGTTATGTGTCGTCGCGGACGTTTTGAGCGCGGTCGCATGGTCGTTATATAGTCATTCACTAGGCCCTGAAACTTTACATATCCTCTCAGCTATGAGATAAAACAATCACAGCAATTTTGCTGTTTAACTAGGAGTATTAAACATGGATACATTATCCAAAGCAGTAAGCAAAGCATTAAACATGAAACAAGTTGGTTATAATCAAGCTTCATTTTCTGACAGTATCAAAGGCATAGCACGTTCAGTTTATGAGGGTTTTCCAAACTTTGATGTAGAAGTTTCAGATGAAGTAAAAGCGGACTTATATGAGGGTTATCAATTAAGAGTCGCGGAAAATCAACCTAAGCTTAAACAGCATTTTGTTATTGAAAGCGGAAATTATTTGCCAGTTGAAAAGCTTGCGTTTGATAGTCATAAAGGTGAAAAATATATCCGCACAGTAGAAAACATTATGAGCTATACGCCTCAAGCGTTTGGTGCATTAAAACACTCAAACCCGCAATTACATTCAATCTTAAAAGAACCGCGTGATGCTGTAAGTAAGTATTGCTCAAATACTCTTAACGCTCTTAAAAAAGCGGTGCGGGAAATTAAGAATGAGGGTAAACCACGCGAAAGGGGCGCAACGTTATCCTTTGCGCAAACTGTAAAAGAAACCCTTGATGGTCTTAAGAAAAAATGCGCCAATGCAAAGGCGCGTGTAGATGAAACGGCTGATGAAAAGAAATTGGTTCTAGCAATATCGGAATTCAATAGAAAATGGTTAGCTAAGTAATAAACTAGGGAGCCTTCGGGTTCCCTTTTTTTTGGGCCTAATTTTTGAAACCAGTTACATAGCGCGCGCGTTCTCGTAGTATGCGTTAGTTGGACACTTCGTTTAATTATATCTCTATTATTATCTCTATCCAATTGAAACCAGTTATGTGTCGTCGACGTCGTTGTTGCGTGGTTGCGTGGTCAAGAAGTTTAATTAGCCATTCACGTTGACGTGAACGAGGTTTGAGCTATGAGTTTAATTAGTGATGTATCGTGTATGAGTATAATTAGACATAGACTTTGTTCTTGACATATGTTCTGCTTGTTCTAAATTTAGGCGTTGTAAGTGCTTGATTATCCACGTGTTCTGTTTGTTCTGTGTTTTTTAAGGTAGGGGGTAGGTTTTGAACTTTGTGTGACTAAGAGGTCTCTTTTCGCAGTGCAATCTACTTCATTATTAAAAAATCCGTCTGGCGGGTATACCCTATAAAAAACACAGAACAAACAGAACAAGCACTAAATACTCTACTATAATAATAATAAAAATATTTAATAAAAACAAAGAGATACATAGCAAAAAAGCCCTCAAAAACAAGCCTAAATTTGTTCTTATAAGTCAAGTTACATTTAGAACACAGCAGAACAAACAGAACACGGAAAACTAAAAAAGATATGTAAAGTTATAGGTTTATATGTCAAGTAATGGTATAATGGTTATTATGTGGGGAGAGAATGTAACACCTGACAGCAAACCTAGCCCTGCATAATTAACACAATTCACGTCAACGTGAACGACAAACTAACAAAGGAGATAGCAACATGAACTACACAGACCACAGCAAGAACAAAAAGCTACAAGATTATATGACAAGTTATAACAGAGAAGTAACCATGAGCCAATACGTTACAGTACCAAAAAACAGACTTCGCAGACTTATTATTACAGAGGTTATTGCGTGGGGTATTGCAGGGTTTGTTTTGGTGGTGGCGATGTTTCATTAACCATGTGGCAGGCAGTCGCATACTAGGCAATTTAGGAAGGGTTTAACATGGAGTATAAGAATCTATGTATTAAGTGTGGCGACCATGTATTGCACCAAAGATGGGCGTTAGGTTATACCACGTGTTTAAAGTGTGGCGAGGTTGATGCAAGAAATAAAAAGCACACGATAGCACCTATGCACAAGAGCAATTACATGGTGATTACAAACAAACTAGACTTACAAGGACTTAACAACAAGGGAGGGAATGTAAGATGAGTGAGGAAATGAAGCAAGTATTTATTAGTTATACAGAGGGCGATGACGATTTTAGAATTGTAGGTAAAGACTATGAGGAAGTATTAAAGTATCTATGCTTATTTTTGAACGACCAATTAAACTTCCCATATACATTTAGCATGGAATATAAACCAAAGGAGGAAACAAAATGAGTGAAATGGAAATGGAACATAATCAGATAGAAAACGTAGAGATAAAGATAACATTTTTAGATGGCACTACTAGGGATTTTGGTGAGGGTGATGTGAGTGGTAGTTTTTCTGAATGGTTATCAGACATAAACTGGGAATATAAAAACGAAATGGAGAGTAAATATGCGAGTATCAAATAACAAAGCAAGAGATTATGTAAATGGGTTCAAAGAGTTTCAAGGTAGCAATATGTTTGGTAAGTGGATACCACAGGGAGGAGGTAGAGTAAATGATAACCAAGTGTATGCAGTTTATAGTTATGGTTCACACTTCCCTATGTATGTATATGACAAGGTGGAAAACAAGTGGATAGGTAACAAGGATAAGTATTCACGAAGCACGACAAGGCATCAATCACAGGGTAGACCGAGTGGTGAAATTCATGTATGGTTAAACACAGACGAAGTAAAAGATGTCGTATGGCATGGTGGGTTGGTAGGTCATATCATTAACAAGGCAACAACATAGGAGGTCACGATAACATGAAGAACTATATAGTAAAGCTAGAGGAAAGCATTGTGTATGAGGTTCACGTCTCAGCACATAGTAGTAAGGAAGCAGAGTTAGAAGCGATGAGACACCCTGAGTTATGGCAAGAGATAGCAGGGCAGATTCACACAGTAGATATTAAACAAGGAGAATAACATGGAGACAGTAAAGTTTTTAGCAGTTGTAGAGATAGGTATGGATAAGAACAGAGTTAAAGAGATTGAATCGTGGGGAGAGGATATAACACCTGAGATGCACATTGAATCAATCATTAAAGACCACGTGCAAGACAAAGGGTTGCTATGCAAGTTAGATGTCATCGAGGGCGGGATATATTCAGAGGTTAAAGAGTATGCCTACGAAGTGTTAAACAACAAGGCAGTTGAGGAATTAGAGAAAGAAATCTTAGAAGCTAAACAATGTATCAACGGCACGTGTGAGGACTAATCATGGCGAGACCACTTAAATACAAAGGCATGGTAGATAATATCACGCGATGGCTCGTAGACGAGTTGAAACATGACGCCGAGATAGTCAATGGGTTAGAGGAATTAACAGATGGAACGGAAGACATAGTGCATGGTAGGTATGAGGTATGCAGGGACTTACTACACTATATCCGTTCACTACAAGGTGAATCACAACATAACATAGATGAAGGAGAATTAAAATGAGTAGAGTAGGCGAAGCAATAAGACAGGAACAAGAGCAACAGATAGAACAGAATGAAATGGATATGGCATGGCATCAGAAACAATTAGAAGATGAACAGTTAATTGAGATAGCTAAGAACCACAATATGTTTGAGTGGCAAGCTATACAAGATGCTATGTATTATTCTAAACGACTAAGAATTGTGAGGGATAAATAAAATGGGCTATCGGAGTGATGTTGCATATGGTGTCAGAGTAGACGAAGTTAATCTTGGTGAGAACGCAACAGAGGAAGAAAAGAATCTAAGTGCTGACGGGATATTTTTACTTATGCTCACCGAGATGCAACAAGACGAGGTAGCAGGGAAATGCTTTGATAGCACCTATGATATAAACGAGCACTTAACTGTGAATAAAGAAGCTAGAACTATTGTGTTTTATTCTGATAGTTTGAAGTGGTATGACAGCTACAAAGATGTTAAGGCTCATGAAAGGTTGTATGAAATAGCTGAGGAGTATGCAGAGCAGTATGGTAGTGAGACTATGAATAATCCTGTGTCATGTGCGTTCATTAGAATCGGTGAGGAAACTGATGACGTTGAGGAACGTGGTGGTGGATATGACCCATGGAATATTATGTATATATCTAGGAGTATAGAGATGAATATATAGTTTATTTCAAGTGCTATGTTTATATGTCAAGTTATGCTATACTGTATAGACATGGGGTAAGAAAGTTATAGGTGATAGTAATTAAACAATTCACGACAACGTGAACAACAACATAAGGAGATAGACATGGAAGCAAACGTCTTGAAGTTTGAGATGCAACAACCGAACCATATCATATCGTTGGCAACGTCAGCAGTATTAGTATCAGTCGATGTCAATGTATGGTCAGCAACAAAGCAAGACAGAGGTATCAGCGACGAGGTAACTCACGCTAAGAAAGCAACGAGTAGTGCAGGTAGATTTGTTAAGAATCTCTTAGCTGATGACCAATTCCATAAACGCGTAGCTAACTACAGGCAGACGATATACAACTGGCTCAAGCGTAGCACGTTTAGGTGGAACAATGCTCAAGATATATTACCTGTCATCAACCTAGAGAAATTCAAAAAAGAATTCAATGACCACGAGGTGGAATTCAATAGGTTACTAGACAGTTTTATAAACAACTACCAAGCGATTGTATCGAACATGGCTTTCAAGGCAGGGGATATGTTTAATGCCAATGATTACCCGAGTGCGAGTGAGGTAAGAAATAAATTTGGGATAAAGTTATACGTAGCCGAAGTGCCTGCTCACGATTGGCGATGTCAGATTAGTAACGACATAGCTGAGGACTTAAAAGGTCAGTATGAAAGACAAGCTGAGGGCATTATAACTGGTATCTTAAATGAGCAAGTAGAACGCTTGACGGAAGTGATGGAAAGTATTAGTCATTGTTGTGGCATTGATGAAACTAAGGATTCAGTATCAGGTGAAACGAAAACTAAGCGTCGTAAGATTTATGATACAACGTTGGAAAAAGCTAAGGACTTATGCAATACGTTTAAGCAATTCAAACCGATTGAGAATGAAGTAAGTAGTAAGTTAAGCAGTGCAGTATTAGGACTAGAACAGACGTTGAATGGAGTAGATTCAGACTTAATCAGAGAGAACGATATGGTGCGTGACAGAGTAAAGAATGACGTTGATGACATCTTATCTAAATTTAAATTCTAAGGAGATAGTATGGGTTGGTTTGCATATAGCATATGGTTTGGTTGTGGTGTGATGTGTGGGTATCAATTACACAAAGCATGGTGGATAAGACAACAGATAAAGGCAATAGATGAATTACCTCAAGAGTATAAAGATATATTAAAAATAACAATGAAAGGAAGAAAAAATGGCAACAATAAACACAGTAAATAATGTAACGATTGATGAACTAAGAAAACTCATACCCACGATAGGTAAGGAACTTACGCCTGTTATCCAATCTGAGCCTGGTTGTGGTAAGACATCAATACTAAAAATGCTTGAAGAAGATTTGGGCGACAAGTATGACTACATCTATGTAGATTGCCCTGTGAAAGACATGAGTGATATTGCTATGACGATACCCAATCATGATACAAAGACATTGGATAGCTACGTGGGTAAATTGTTTAAACTAGATTCACCAAAGCCTAAGGTTATCTTACTCGATGAGTTTATGAAATCACCAAAGCTATTGCAAGTTATATTCACAAGGTTAATGTTAGAGAGAACTGTAGGTGACGTTTCACTACCACGTGAATCAATAGTTTTCGCGACAAGTAACAATGCAAGTGACGGAGTGGGTGACAGTATGTTGGCTCATGCAGGCAATCGTGTATGTATATTGAAGATGCAAAAGCCTGATGTTGATACATGGTTGAAATGGGCTACGGACAATGCAATCAATCCGTTAATCAGAGCATGGGTGTATATGTTTCCTAGGTCATTGGCAAGTTATACAGACGGCGACCAAGCAGACAATCCATATATCTTTCAACCAAGTAAAGCAGTGTTGTCATTCTGTTCACCACGTTCATTGGCTAAGGCATCAGTCATAGTGGATAACAAAGAGGTGCTAGGCGACAATGCGGTCATGTGTGCGTTGGCAGGGACTATCGGTGCGAGTGCGTCAGCAGATATGAGTGCGTTCCTATCAGTAGAGAAATCATTACCTCGTTTCAAAGACATCATTGAGAAACCTATGGATATTAGTATGCCAACAGAAACCTCTGCATTATTGATGTTAATGTTTCAAGCGACAGATAACCTAGCAACACAAGACGACTTATCATCGTTCATGAAATTTGTGAATCGCATAGAGAGTAGCGAGATTCAGGCAGTATTCTTTACCATGATGGTGCGTAGTAAGAATGGTGTGAAGTTAGCACGTAACAACACAGAGATAGCTAAGTGGGCTACTGAGAATCACGAATTATTTTAATAGGGGATAGACATGGCAATCACACAAGAAACAAGGCTAAAGAAAGCACACATAGCCTTAATGAAACATCGTGAGACGGCATTGTATTCAGGCGTCATGCTCATGGGTAAGAACGCAGTCATTGAAGATAATGTTACGGCATACACCAATGGTGTAGATAAAAAGTATGGTCGTGAATTTATATCTAAACTGACAGACCCTGAGTTGCGAGGTTTGATACTACACGAGAACTTACACGTTGCACTAAAGCATATACCTAGGTTTAAGAAAGAGTTTAAGGATAATGCACAAGCTATCAACGTAGCAACAGACTATGCAGTCAATGATGTGATTATGAATCTGAACGATAGAGATTTGTGTCACTTACCTGAGGGTGGACTATATGATGCTAAGTATCATAATTGGTCGGTGCGTGAGATATATGAGGACTTGAAGAAACAACAGAAACAAAACAAAGATTCAGGTAAGGGTGAATCACTAGGTAAGACACTAGATGAGCATGGCTTTGAAGATGCACAGAACATGACTGATGAGGAAGCCAAAGAGATGTCAGGCAAGATTGACAAGGCTTTACGTGAGGGTGGCATACTTGCAGGTCGTATGGGTGCTAAGATTCCTAGAGTGATTGGCGATATGCTAGAACCTAAGGTGGACTGGCGAGAGGTGCTACGCGAGTTTGTATCGAGTGCAACCAAAGGTAATGATGAGTATACATGGCGTAGGTTTAACAAGCGTCAGATGGCTAATGATATTTATTTACCAAGTATGGAGAATGAAAGTATTGGTGAACTTATTGTGGCGATTGATACATCAGGCTCGATTGGTGGTCAGGAACTAACTGAGTTTGCGTCGGAACTGGCATCTATTTGCTCTGTTTCAACACCAAGTAAAGTGCGTGTGTTGTGGTGGGATACTGAGGTGCATGGTGAACAAGTCTTTCTACCTGAACACTATGACAACATCAAAGACTTACTTAAACCACAGGGTGGTGGGGGAACTATGGTTTCATGTGTGAGTGAATACCTAAATAAACAACGTGTAGAAGCCGAAGCAGTCATTGTATTCACAGACGGATATTTGGAATCAGAAATAACATGGAACGTTAAATGCCCTACGCTATGGCTTGTGACACAGAACAATAACTTTGTAGCACCAAGTGGCAAGGTTGTTAAAAAAGATGACTAAGATGAGAACTAAAGACAGGATATTCTTTGGACAAACGATGGGCGTAGTAAATGCTCATATTGGAGAACACATTCAAGTGCATACAACACAAACATTAAAAAAAGCAACGGAACGAAATGCAATTATGTGGGAAATAAGTAAAATAGCATGGCAATTAAATATCAGAAGCAAAGAATCACATCGTATCAACTGGCACTATGCTAGACGATTTAAGAAAACAAAAGAACAGTTAGAGAAACTATTAGCTGACATGAGGATAGAGTATGTATATCAACAAGCAGGGGGGATAGATGAGTAAAGAGAAACAGAAAGAGTTAGTAGTAAGTCACGTCATCGTGAAAGGCTATGTAAAGCATAGTAATGGTAGGAAAACGATGTTTGAGTATAACAAGCAAGACTTTGAACCGAAAGTATTTGAAAAAATCTTTGAAGAACTAGGGAGGAAGTATGAATAACAATCTAAGATATGAGTGGCTAAAGAAAATTACAGAAAATGTTAAACCATATAGAGGAACAACAGACAAGTATCCCTTTAGCGATAGAAAGCATAACTATAAATACTTTGTGCCTGTTGAAGTAAATGGCGAGGTAGAGTATCACGTAGGTTACTATCACAAGTGGTATACAGATGATATGACTGGCGATGAGTTTAATGCTAGAAAAGAGAGTATGGATAAAAAAGAACTCAAACAATGGTATGAAAAATCAGAGTGGGACAGTAATGCACGCACCTATCAGAAAACAGGGACATATGAAAGAAACTTTAAAAATCCTAAGGTAGATTTGATTGTAAGGGCAGACAACACAGTAGAAATTGTGACTGATAGCTTTCATCAAGGTATGCGTATGATATTCTCTGCGTATAGCTATTCTAAAGGTGTGTTTCAATCAAGTGTAAATCATGGTGGAATTATATATACTTGGACAGAACTTGGTGTAACTAAAACTATACCGATATTCAAAGGTATGCGATTCAACATGGATACAAAAGAGATACACCCATCAGCACAATATATCGCTAAGTATAGAACAGTTGATAGAAAATTATCCAAAGAAGCTATGAGCATTTATCAAGATAAACTTAATGGTGCGTTTGCATTTATAACTTGCATGGATAAAGAATCTTTTAGAGAAGATATAGATAGTGTAACAAAAGAACTCATACCCGATAACGTAACGTCATACTACTGGGGTTCAGAATCACAAAATAAAGCCGAGAAACTAGCTGATAGTATATTCTTTGAGAAGCCTGTGGAAGCTATATATTTATATATGAAGTCATTTCATGTTGGATATTATTTAAGTAGTATGGCTCACCCTAGTGATTGGATTAGAGTGTTTAAGAAAAAGTTTGCTAAGTATATCCACGCTAAACATGATACTTTCAGTAAAGAATATCTTACACATCTAGAAAACTTTAAATCATCACAATGGAACATAGATGTTACAGTTAATGGTAAAATGGTAGAACGACTTAAATAATAGAAAGGGATACATGAAAGTATATTGCCCTATGCCACACCATATTCTCAAGAAGCATTGGAGAGTGCCGATGTGGCATACAGATGGTAGCTACGTAGTTTGCGTAGATAAAAACTATACAAGGAAATTTACAGATGAGACACTACCAATATTTATTAGAATGAAACTACCCTTTGCCAAAGCTAGGTCTGACCATGGTGAACCCACAGGATATGAATTAGTAGATACATGGGCTATAACTGACCCTGAACTGTATATATGCCCTGAGGATATGAAAGACTTAGAGAACATAGCATGGCAAGTATCACCCTCGTTATATATTATAGTTTTACATGAGACAGATTTGAATTCACTACGAGGTGAACGACTAACTAAGGACAAACATGACACCCGAAGCAAAAGTAAAACACAAAGTAAAGAAAATCTTGGATTCACTAGGTTGCTATCATTTCTCCCCCCAAACTGGAGGTTATGGTAAAAGTGGTATCCCTGACATCATCGCCTGCTACAAGGGCAGGTTCATCGCTATAGAATGTAAAGCAGGAAAGGGTCAAGTCACTGCGTTGCAAAAATACAACATCGACCAAATCAAAACAAATCAAGGCTTGGCAATCGTTATAAATGAAGGTAATATAGAGTCACTATTGGCTCTAGTAAAGGAGATTGAATGAATAGATTAAAGAAAATTCTTAATAGTTATACAGGAAGTAAAGCAGTAAAACACACAGGGGCAGGCGACAATGTAAATCACCCCTCACACTACACTCAAGGAAATATAGAGTGCATAGATGCTATCGCTGAAGCAACAAAACATTTATTAGGAATCGCGGCAGTATGCGTGGCTAATATAATTAAATATGTATGGCGGTATCCATTCAAAAACGGACTAGAGGACTTGTATAAAGCCCGATGGTATCTCGACGAACTAATTAATCACGAAGAAGAAAAAGCAAAAAACCAAAAGAAAGACTAGGTAACTGGTTTCTTATTTAAGGAGGTTGCTATGATAGACCAAGCATTGGCGTGTCTCGCCACAACTATATTCATGGAAGCAAGGGGAGAGGGCATAGCAGGGCAGATTGCCGTAGGCTACGTGTTATACCGACGTGCCGATTTCAAACCTGAGAACGTATGTATTGAAATGAAAAAGCCCTACCAATTCTCATGGTATGGTAAACTAAAACCACCAACGCCTGAGACGTTAAAGAATACATCATACTACAAAATTGCATATGAAATATTACATTTAAAAGCAATAGATTATTCTAAAGGTGCATCGCATTTTCACAGTATTGCACTTAACAATCAGTGGGGAATGAAACCACGTGTTATAATAAACAACCATGTATTCTACTAGGAGACAAAAATGAAAGACCCATACGCATGGGCAATCGAAGAATTCAATAGTCGTGGCGAGCTTGTATGGTCATCTATCATGCAGACACGCCCTAAAGAACTATCATGGATAAGAGACTTGCCAACAAAAAAACATAACATAGTAATAACACCTTTATATAAATGTGAAGAAAAAGCTGAAAAGATTACAGGTATTAAAAGTTATAAAGAATCAACGCAACGCATGATTGACGCAAACGGAGGACTATGATGGATAAAGAATATAAAGGAACAGGGTTTATATTAGTAGGATTAATTGTAGGGTGTTGTATTACATGGGGTGTTATGAAGTATAATAATACACAGACTAAATATAAGATGAATCTTAAATGCATACAAGGTGAACTATATGAGGAAGTAAGAACTAATATGTTTGTGAAGTCGCACTTACAATGTTTCGAACAAAGGACTTTTTAAATGATTAAGAATTTATTGTTTGGTTTATTAATTTTATACACGACGTGTGTGCAAGCAGAGCCAAGAATGTTTAGAGACGATAAAGGTAGATGGCTCAATTCGGAAGGCGGGAATATATATGGTGACTCTCGATTTAACATAGACGCAGACCCAAGATTTAATTTAAATGCAGACCCAAGATTTAACCCTTATGCAGACCCAAGATTTAATATAGATGCAAACCCTAGATTTAATATAGACGCTAACCCTAATTTTAGTATTGACGGTGACGGGAGATACCAATGAACAAAAGAAAACCTTATATGAAAGTAGTAAGTATTAAAGATAGAAAAGATGGTGATTGTGATTTAAAGCTAGACATAAACCAAGCAG